GACTTTCCAGAAGCAGTTGGAGATATCAATAGCTTTCTATTATGTCTTAGGGCGTCGTATACTCCCTCTACTTGATATTCGCGGGGGGAATACTTACAAATAGAGTTCATATAATCTTTTACACCTTCCTTTGAGATAAAGTCATTAACCTCAAAAGGAAGACCATAGAATTTGTTATCAGCAAACTCATAGGTATATTCATGGTTCTCACAGAACCTCGTTAGTTTATCTAATAACCCGACATATATCTCACCAGTCTGGGTATTAAATAAACGAATTTTTCCGTCCCAGTACTTACTGCGATACTGAGGCATAAACTTTGCTCCTGGGACCTCAAACGTAAACTGGTCTGCTAACTCATAGTAAACGTGAGGTTCCGCTTGAACTTGAAGGTATACTTCGTTCTTCTTCGATATAATCAAATGAGACATTATCCATAAGGATCACCTATGGATATTTATTCTCCCATCTTAAACGTATATTCCAACAACAACCTTTCGAAAAAGTCTTTTAGTTCTTCTAGTCTCTGCTTCTTATCTGGGCACGACACCCAGTTTTGTAAATGAAGACTTATTGACTCGTGGATCTGTCTTACATCTTCAATCCCCATGTCCATAGAAATGAAGGGGAGACTTTCATCAAAGTCTTTTTCGTAAAGATGGTCGTCGTCCATTAGTTGAAACCTGCTTGGAAGCGATGCCACTCTATGGCATTCTTGATTTGAAAAGTTCTGTTTGAAATAGTTTTGATAATATCTTCAAGGAACTTCAACATCACATCATAGTATTTAATCTTGATGTCTAACTTGGTAAGTTTCTCATCTGCCTCCAGATGCCTCTGTAAGGCGTCTTTGTCCCTTACCTTATAGGGAAATGGTTCTTCCTCATACACCTCTGCTGGTGCCTTCCCAGTGTAGTAGTTGTAACGCTCTAGTTTTACTCTACTATGTGTTTCCCTTGCCTTCTCCTTCAGGAGAGTGATAGTGTTGTAGACTGTGTAGTATTTTGCGTGAAGTTGGGGAATTTTTAAAGACTCATCATGTAGGTTATCAGGGTCGATTTGAGAGTCACGCTCCCACATCTCCTGAATTTGGTCAAGGTTCATAAGCGAGTTCTGCCGTCAGAATCTACGATAATGTAAACAGTATACTTGAATGTCGCCTCTGCTGTAAAGTACTGTATGTCAGTTGCTGAAGTGTCAAACTCCAGGGACGTTAGGGACACTGGGAACAGGTCTCTGAACTTTACAATAGTATTGACTCTATAGTTGCTGTTCAAGATGGACAAACTGCCATCACTAAACTGCTCCTGTAGTTGGTCCTTCACACCATCAGCATCGGTTGTGAGGTCAACAAAGTCTTGTGGAGTTTCTGGGAAACCAAGTCCAGTCAACCAGTTGTGGACTGCCATATAGTTGGTCATATCCTCATCAACCAGGAACCTAAGGGTTAGGTCACCATAGGTTAGTTTTTCTCCAGGAACATCAATGTCCTTGAGGTATGATGACTGTTGCGCCAGTTGAAGGTTTATCTCTGGTAGTCTGGCACTAGTACAGAAAAAATCAACCTTTGGGTGTTTAGACAAACTAAACTGAAACCCAGTTGGAGATAAGAAGTTTCTATTCTGTATTTGGTTTCTAAATGGTGAAACTGTCATTATCAGTTTTATTTGTATTTAGATAAAAAAAGGGGTCCTTTCGGACCCCCTGAAAGATATGTGAACCGAGATCACATGAGGTTTTGAACCTTGACTCTTCTGTAGTAGCGGTTGACGTTCTGGGTGAGAGCGCCAGCACCAACAGTAGTGCCCTGAGCGAATGGGTTGGCGACCATGCCGTAGCGGGTCTTGAAGCCAATCTTGGGCTGGAAGGTGTCCTGACCGACGGCACGGACCATCTGGAGAGGAACGTATGGGCAATAGAACAGACCTGCGTCGTAAGGGGAAGCACCCTTGTAACCAGCAACGTAGTACTGATCGGCGGCGAGGTTAGCAGAATATGGGTCGATGTAGACGCGGAACTTACCAGCGAGAACGCCAGCGAAGGTGTTACCGGTGTCATCAACGTTGAGGTTAGCGTTGAGGGCAGGGGTGTAGTCGAGTACACCAGCCATCGTGAGGGCGGAAGCAACGTCTGCGGAGCAGAGGATCATGTTGCCCTTTCCTCTACGAGTTCTCTGGGCGATAGCGTTAGCGTCACGCTCGATCTGGAAGATCAGACCCTTGAACTTCTCAACTGACCAACGACCGTTGGAGTCAACGTCGAGGTCGAAAGCACCCTGGGTAGCAACGTTAGTAGCAGCACCTTGCTCAGCAACACGGTAGATAGTTCTGATGACTTCGCGGTTGATCTCAGCCAGAATCTCAGTGGAGAGAATGTTGGCGAGTTCAGCCTCAGCATTCAGACCGTGGATTGCCTTGAGGTCCTGAGCGAGTTCTAACGAGTACTCAGCTTTCAGAGCTCTTGACTTGGCGGTAACGGTGACCTTCTCGATCGAGAATGCCATCTCGTTGAACGCACCGATGCCGTCACCTAGGTTCTCAGCATCGTCGGTACGCAGACCCTGACCTACGCTGTAGGTGGATCCGTCAATACCTGAAGTTGGGTTAAGAGCAGCAGGGTTAGTACCGACTTGACCGGTTGTACCCATACCAACGCTACCAGCGGTGAAACCGTTGGAGCGGTTGAAGTTGCTGTCCTGACCAGAGAAGGCAGAATCGACTTCATCGAACAGAGCTTCAGAACCACCTTGGGTCTTATACTTGGAGCGCATCGCAAAGATGAGTCCAGTAGGTCCGCTCATTGGTTGAACGCCAGCGAGGTCATAAGCGACCAGGTTAGGCATTGAACGACGGATCAGGGAGATCAGAACTGGATCGAAACCAGCGACGGTCTGACCACCTGAGGAGGTGTAACCACCGTTACCAACAGCGTTGGTAGGTGATTCGTGAAGGAATTCGCGCTCTTCACGAAGAGCGACTTCTTGGTTCTCCAGGAGTTGAGCAGTAACGGCTCTACGATGTGCATCCTTGATAGGATCCATTCCTTCGTAGTCCAGAAGGGGTGCCCACTTCTCCTGCAGATGCTCGTTTAGGGGCATTTGCATTTGAATTTTACCTCTTTAAAAAAGTTTAGTTTGAACTGTTATTATTTAGAAATCACTTTTTAGCGACTCTTCTCAGAGTATCCATGTAGGATTCCATTAATGGGGATGCTGATGTTGAACCAGCAACCTCGGTGCCTTCAGAGATGGTCTCTGAGTGATCTCTTTGAGCACTGGCACTTGGGAAGTATGACTCCTTCAAGGTGCCTAGTTTCTCACGATAGTCTGCTTCACTTTCAAACTCAACATTTTCAGCAAGAGTAGCGAGCTTGTCTTTCTGGGAAAGGGCAAGTCCTTCAGCAACTTCAGCAAAGATGACATCAGCAACTGACTCAGCTAGTCTCTTATTTAGAGCAACATTTCTTTCGATTTGCTCGTTGAGTTTACCTTCCATTTCATCAAGTTTATCTACCATGCTCTCGATTACATCATATCTATCTTCAGGGATGGTTACATAATGATCTTCAAAAAGACTCTTCATTCCAACAAGGAATGATTCGGTCATTTCAGTCTTAAGACCGTGCTCAACGGCGAGAGCGTTCTCTTGGATCCACTCATCGGCAACATACTCAAGGTATGCGTCGAGTCTTTCGGTCAGACCTTCTTTAATGGTTTCAATCTCTTCTACGAGAACAGACTCATAGGCGGATTGAAGATTTTCTTTGATTTCGTTGACCTTCGAGCTGATAGCAGCTTCGAAAATAGTGCGTGCTTTCTCTTGGAACTCCTCAGAAAGCTCTTCACCTTCGAATAGAGCTTGAACATCTTCTTCGATGCTGAACTCAGGTGCTTCCTCTTCGGTAACGACTTCCTCTTCAGTTACTTCCTCTTCGGAAACAACCTCTTCTTCGGTAGTCTCTTCTTCGGCAACGATTTCTTGCTCTTCATCAGCCTCAACTTCCTCGGCAGAAACTGCCTTGGCGTTTACGACATTTTTGACCTGAGCAAGGGTCTTGCCTGGAGTCTCCAGTTTGTTGGAGTCGTCATCGGGTCTTGAGTTCTCGGGGGTAGGACCACCAAGATCCTCATAAGGAACACCGCTAGCTTGCATTGGTTCAGCAGGTG